CTTGGAATTCTACTTCCTGACCTATTTGTGGTGGCTCATTTCCGAAAGCAGACAAATCGACATTACCGCGCAACTCTGCAGGCATTTGCCTCTGTGCATCTTGAACCTTTCCTGACTGAGTTAAAAACAATTGAACATTATTCCTATCCACGTCTGACATTTTTGTAAGGTTATACCCTTCTTTAAGTCCTATCTCGTTGTTTGGTTTACTTTCTAAAAGATCACCTATAGACAAAGTTTTACCGTCTTCGTCTTTGAACATAGTATTTAAAGAACTTAATCTTGATAATTCCTTTTGAGTGTCCTCCAAACTATCCTTTATCGTTTGAGTTTTTCCACTTCCGCCACCTCCGGAACCCACGCTCATTCTAGCATTATATAGACCCAATGCAGAAAGAGTTCTTAACTGACGTTCTTGGTTTTGGCGTTCAGCTTCTCCGGCCACTCCTCCCATCTCTTCTCTGAGATCACTCTTAAATGTTCCTGTATCTACATCTTGCCTCTGCTTTTCAATTTGCAACTGTCTTGATCTATCCATCGCAGGATCAGAGATAAACGATCCGAGTAAGCTTGCGTCTCCTGACTCCATCCCCGCTTTCACAATCTCAGGATTATCGAACATTCTTTGGACTGTTGGGGTAAATTCAAATGGCAACCCGGCTTCGCGTGCTTCTGTTTGTGCTTGCTTTGCCTCTTCGAGAACTTCGTTCATTTGTGCAAATGCACCTTTTACCGCATTCCTTGAGTCTTGCGTGCTTTTAAGCGAATCTGCAACTGACTTATTCCGAAGCATATTCGACTCCATTTGCCCAGTGATGGATATGCCCTGCAAGGTTTTATCAGCAAGTCCCGCTCTTTCACGCAAGCCAATGTCCTCGTTATTCAGTTGCTCGATTTGCGTTTCATATTGAACGGCATTCTCAGGATCAATTTGTTGCAGTCTTTTTAGAATACCAACACTTGACTTGATAGTATTCTTGTTCTCCTTTTGCTTCTGCTTATTCAACCCATACTGCTGAATCATATTCCCGATTTGCGCTCCCGCTTGGGCAAACATTTGTCCCTGCGCTCGACCTGCCTCAATGATTGGTCGAGTATCGACCCGGCCAAGTGCTGATCCGTAGTTACCTCTGAAGAATGGTTGTGCCATGATTATTTTCCTCCGATCTTCGAGTCCATCCATAGACGGATTCGTGCTTTCAAGCGTGGTTTATTCGAGATGAATTTCGCAAAGCGTTCACCGAATTTTATATAGGTCGCACGGAACCAACCTGGTGATTCATTGAGCATCCATTCGCGGAACAACAACCATGCGGGATTGTGTACCCCGTAGACTTCGCGTGCTACCCAACAGAACAAGTTTCCAAGTCCCCCTGCTGCTCCTGCTCCAGTCGCAATTCCACCACCCAATGCGCCGAGTCCACCGAAGATACCCGCTGATCGATTTGCGGCGGCGGCTTGTTGCGCCCCGTACATGTTGGCGGCATTCGTTGCTTGGTTTTGTATAAAGCCTAACCCCGCTTCAGGATTTAAGTATTGCGGTTGAGATTGCAATCCGTACCCCGCTTGTCCGAATACCTGTTGGCCTTGCTGAAGTGCAGTTCCTCCCCCTCTGCCCAGTATCGCTTGGAACGGATCGAGTTGGTCCTGGTTCTCGATTTGCGAAATCCTAGAAGCGGCATCCAGGTAACCGAGCAAGCCTTGTTGGCGGAGTGATTCGCGTAGCCTCTCGGCATCCATCTTCGTGCCGACGTTAAACTGGTCTGCACCCATTGCACGGGTATCGTCTGCCGTTTGAATTCCTGCTTCTTGTCCAAGGACGGATTGTGCGAACCCACGGTTCTGCATCTTTCGTTGGTTGTCTTCAAGAACGCGAGCTTCCGCTTCTGCTATTGCACCGGATTGGTCAAAGGTTCTACCCATGAGCGTGGACCTTGCTCTTGCGGCTTCGGCAATTTGACGCTCCTCACGGTCAGTCAGTCCCTGACCGAGTGCTTCATTTGCTTGTAGCATTAGGTTCTGTCTAAGCGGATCTGCTTGGACTCCTTGGGACGCTACTTGTGCGGGGTCGGATATTCCGACGTCTTTGAGTAGGTTATCCTTTTGCTCCTCGATCAGATCCTTTGCACCTTGCATGGCACTCTGCGTACCAGGTTTATAGTCCTCCATGATTCCTTGGTACAGACCGGATAGTCGCGAGACATCTTGCAAGTCGGCTTCGCGTTGACGGGACAGGTTGCCCCGTTGGATGTCTTCGGCTAGGACGGATAAGCCTTGGAAGTTGCCCAACTCATCGAATCCCGCTTGCCTTCCTGAGTCCGTTGTTGCGACAAAAGTATCTCCAACATTTTCGGCAAGATTCGCATCGACATCCGCTTGGGTTGCGGTTCGTGTTTCAAACTGTTGGAGTTCGCGAGTGTCACCAAGAAGGTCAACCATTCCCGTAGTCGTGCGAACTGTTTCACCTGGTTGTAATTGTTCACCAGTGACGGGATTGACAAAGTCAAAGGTTTGAGTGACAACGTCTTTGTTTCCACCTGCTTTGGTAATGGCGGATTGCATTTTTTGGATTTGTTCGCTCCCAAGTATCAACATACCCTCGACGCTCATTTGTCCTATCTTGCCAGTGCTTGGATCTTTTCTTGGTATAGGAATACTTGTCAAGCCACCCGAAGTTGTATCAAGGATTTTATAGGTAGGAGGTGTGACTGTTGTAGTCGATCCAAATCTACCACCCTGAGATGATGTCTCGCCTGGATCAGTCATAACAAGCTGATACCTACCACCACCTGCTTCAGCCTTGTTCCCGTCTGCTTGGGTCACAACCTCAGTACCCGGTATGCCAAACTTACCTGTCTTGGGATCACGCACGACTTGTTGTTCGGTACCCAATAATGTCTGCCTAAGTACATCCGTATCGGTCTGTGCGGTTTTCTTTCGGATACTCTCTTCCAAGGGCAACAAGCTTTCAAGGCTTCCGACACTAGCAAAGTCTCCTGTCCCTTTAAGGAATTCAGCTTGGGCTTTTAGAGCTTCGGCCATTGATTCGCCATAAGACGGTTGAGCCGGATAATTGATGTCAGGTCCACTTCCCATTGTTATTTCCTCCTACTTATTCTTTGAAAGTCGTAAAATTTTACTGGTTTGTTTTTGAAATGTCTCATCCATCCGACGAAGGGTAACTCGTATGGAATCCGTTCGATGAATTCTGCAATCCCTACTTTACCTATTGCCATATGGACATACCATGCATTGGGGTTTTTAACCTCCCATTGAGAACTCGGATGGGTCTTGTCATCCGTTCTAACGGCTTTGCCAAGCAGGAGCGAGTCGGGCGTTTTAAATACGTATCCGTAACCCAAGTACATCGTAATGTCCTTAAACATATCAAGGCCGAGTTCGTCGTAGAACTGCTTGGTTTGCTCAAGGACGTTCATGTGCTTATCGTTGCTCCCAACGCTACTACTTTCCATGCCGATCCGTCTGAGACTGCGACGGTTGCGGCCCCCGAATTTCCATCCGTCACGTAGATCATTTGACCTGCGGGACTAGCGGATGGCACGCCACTCACTGCATAGGATTTGAGCGTCATTATTGTACCGGATATTGTACCACCCGTAACGGCAATGGCACCACTTGCTTGGGTTCCCAGTGTGCCAACTCCTAGTGCTGACCTGGCGGCAGTTGCGTTTGCACTTCCTGTCCCACCATCTGCAATTGCAATGGGTGAAGATAATCCACTTATGGTGCCTCCCGTGATGCTCACATTTGATTCGTCAATGGTCACGGTAGGTACTCCGAGTTCGTTGAGATTAGCGGCAGAAATATCAACTCCCGTACTATATGTAAAACCACGTTGAACTGATGCAGAGATAGCCACTATGCAACCTCCGTTCTGATGTTCAGTCCATCTGCGATTGCGTCCAAGGAGACGTGACGAAAGGACGGGGTTCCTGCTGTGACATTGATCTCGACTTGCGCACCATAACCCCGTGTGCGTCCCGTACCGAAGCGTAAGAGTGCTTCTTCCGTTGAGTCTGCCGTGTGGCTCAGAACAGTCTCGGACTTGTCAGGGTCGAGCGTATTGACTTTGATGTTGAACGCATCAGATGCAACCGTGTTCACTCCGAGTTGGCCACGCCTCCATCGTTTGACGTTTTGATTGCCAAGCGTGTAAGCACGGGTAACGAGTTTCCCGGCTATTGCGGTAGTTCCCGATTCCGAGGTGGACCCGATTTTGCGTCCACTATCGTCAATCGTGTTCTCCTCCATGAGATACCAACCTGTATCATTGCACGCAAAGAGTCTGCGCCTGGTCGGGTTGCTCCCGTGTGAGCAAATGACCCAGTCATCCACATGGAATGCTAAGCTTCCTGACATTGCGGGGTAACTATCCACGCTTATCCATGTGGAGGTAAGTAAGTCGAAAATGAAGATTGCGTTGGGAACGGTTGAACTGCCCGTAGGTACTGCGAGGTAATACTTGTTATCATGCACCACCCCGCAGGACTTGTCCGCATGTGCGAAGTTTACCTCATCGAACTGATCCTGTATTGGGCGGGTCATCGGTATGGTCTCTCCGCTTACTTTCGAAATTGCGACTCCGAGACCTTTTGCCGGATCAGTGCCAGGAGACAGTACAATAACCCCATTGTCAGACAGGAAGAAAGTTTGGGGTCCGCTCTGTGCGATAGACTTGCGAGCTACACATCCATGTTGACGGGTAATCTCGTAAGTGTTTGATGCAGATGTGGTTGCAACATTATTTATCATATGGATGGAATTTCTCAAAAAGCAAATTAACTGATCTTCTTGATAAGGAAAAAAAGAAACAAGAAAATCTGCACTTCCTTTATTTAATCTAAATTGCGAGTCAGCAGCCGTGAAGTTATTACTATCCAAGAGATCCGACATAATCACACTGTAATTACTGTCTCCACCGCTTGGGTTTGTGGTCACAGGATTTGCGATGATTAATCGATTTCTAAAACTTATTCCAAAGGTTGAGTTTGGACAGGCAATACCTGCTCCACTTGCAGTTCCTGTTTTGACGGTGAAGTCACTAGGTGATGCAAAGTCTCCATCCCATTCAAGCGGTCTTTTTGCAGTGCCACGAAATAGTATTAGCTTCTCAAAGTTCTGTACAAAGGATGCTCCATCCGCATCTGCGACCACTTCCCCACCAGGGTAATCAATTGCGATACCTGAGTTGTTCGCGTCATTCCAAATGATTGCTTTGGTACGGGTTGCAACTACTACGAATTCTACACCCGTTGCAGGATCGCTGAATAGAGTTGAGGCAAAGACTTGCTCTGTTCCGGCACTGTAGGTCAAGGTCACGCTACCTGCCAAGAAGTCGATACCCTTGCGTGTCTCAGCAAGGTCACCAATCAATCGCATGTTCTCGGAAGTCTCAACGAAGCCACCTTCGAGACTCGTCTTCTCTTTGTAGGAATCTATCCCCCGAAATCCACGATCACCTTCTGATTGAACTTGGTCATCTAGATTGCCGTATGAACGATACCTTCCCATTTCACTTCCTGTCGCGTAGCGCTTGGATGATTTTCACCAACATGAATACGATGGTCAAAGACCCTGCAATCACGCCGATATACTCGTGGAGTGAACCGCTGAATGTCGCAAGGGTGCCACCAATACCAAAAAGTGAGTCGCGATCAATCATTAGAATAACCAGTCTAGGATTAAGATTGAGATAAGAATACATGCGAACCAAGTGATCACTTTGCCTTGGGTGGTCATCGCGCGGTAAAGCTCGATTAGATTATTAAGATTTTTCATTTGTCGGGAAGGGAGGTCTTGTCATGTGTCTTTCTGCGGCAGTTTTAGAACAGGTCTCTGCGGTTTTTCGGGCTACGAAAATCGGGATGCAGAGGTATGCCCCGAGGACGCAGGCCGCTACGATTAAAATCTTTTTGATGTAGCTCGTAAATTCCTCGAATCCGCTTCTGTGCTTCTCCATGCCCTGCTCCAAACCTTGGTCCACTAAGGCC